GCTGTAAACATTTCCTCGAGCTTGGTCACGTCAGTTTCGTCAGTCGGGTTGGGATGTATCGTTGTCCAGATCGCATCCTCATGCGTAAACACGACACGCTTTGTGCCAGGCTCCGAAATGAACGAAGCCGGTGCTTCTAGCGTTTGCAAACCAAACTCTGTGTAACAAGTAATCCGACCTTGGCTCAGGATGTTGAAGTGCCTGTGCCGATGAATCTTTCCAACCACCAGCGTGTTTGCTAGAAGATGAATTTCTCTTGCATAGATGCCCGGTGCCAACCAATGCTTGAGCGGTGGCGATTCGTCCATCCGCTGACCATCTGGCAAGCCTTGGCATGCCCGTTGAATCGCCATGATCCTCGCCCGTGCAATCGGCGCTGGCAAGTTAGGCGGCGGCAATGCAATCAGTTCACCGTCCATATTGCATAGGATTCTATTGGGTTTTGGACGGGTAGTCGTGTCTACTGATATCAGTCGGATATATCAGCTGAACACATCGAAATCCATGCTGGCCACGACCGGCTTGGGTGGTGCTGCACCGTAGCTATTCGTCCTGGTCATGCGGTTGTATTCGCCGCCGCCCAGCATCAGGTAGCCGAACGAGTCGCCGATGTGCGAGTGTTCGTTCTTGTTGGGCGCATCTCGGAACCGCTCTTGGCCGGCGCCGATGGCTACGCGCTTAAAGTGATAGCCGCCGCCCAAGGCTTTGCGCAGGAGCTTGCAGTCGCGGTTGACAATCAGCCCAGGCTTGCCGTTGATCAGGCGCTGCATGGGCGCTGCAGCTGCTTCCCGGCGTACCTTAAAGTCGTTGCTGGCCGTCGGCTGCGCTCGCAGGCCCAGGGTGCGCAGGAAATCAAAGCTGGTGGTCTCGTAGATGGCATCACGCGCCATACCTGCCGGGTCGCCCCAGAGCATGACCTGATGGTTGGGGAAGCGCTGGTTGAGCTCGGCGAGCAGCTGGGTGCCGAATCGCTCGAGGCCTATGTCGAAGGTGACGATCTCATGGTGGATCAGCCACCGACCATTGGGCAGGCGCTGGCCGATCGTTGCAGCCGGGGTCAGACCGAAGTCGAGACCGACCTGGATCGGCACACCAGGCTCGACCTCGGTGTCGCCCGACATGGTGGTGTCGTCGTACTCAGGCCAGACCGGGCGACCTTCTTGGACGTAGGTGTACAGGCCGCCGGCATAGCAGCGAATCCAATCGAAGTTTTTACCCAGCAGCATCTGTTGGTAGTAGCCGGAGGGCAGGTTGTTCAGGTTCTCGGCCTTGGGGTTCAGTCGCCACCAGCGGCTGCCGGCAAAGATGTGGTCATTGGCCTCAGGGTTGTCGGGCAGGTTGGCTGCATCGGTCTCGAGCACGCCGCCTGGTTGCTGCCAAAACTTCCAGGCATACGGGCCGGTCATCTTTTCCTTCAGGTGCATGTTCGCCCACCAGTGGTCGGAGTCAGGCGGGTTGGTATCCATCCAGATGCCGTGCCAGGTAGCGCCACCGTCGCGCTTGGTGGGGTATCGACCGACCCGGTGGGTCAGGCCATCGATCACTGCCTTGGGGAGCTCGCGGGCTTCGTTGACCCATGCACCGGTCAGTTCCAGGGAAAGCAGCTTTCTAACGTCCTTGGGCTGGTCGAGCGCCAGAAAGATGACTTCCATGTCGATGCCTGCAGCGTCGCCTCGAGCTGGTAGCCGGATGTGGTGAGTAATCGGCGGTGTCCAGAGCATCGGGCCGAAGGTGGCCTCGGGGAAGAGCTCAAGCCAGGTCTTGATGGTCGTCGTCTTCAGCATCGGGTAGCTGTTCCTGACCACGGCCCAGCGGGTGTAGCGCACGTTGTCGATCGGCGAGGGCTTTTGCTTGATCGACTTTAAGAAGATCTTGGCAGCGCAGGCATACGATTTCCCCGACCCCACCGGCCCCATTAGGCCTTGTACAAAGGCATTGCTCTTGATGAAGTCGTACACCACCGGGCTCTCGGAGAAGTCCAGGTGCAGACCCGCCGAGCTCACTGCCTTGTCGCTTTGTTCTTTCGTTCTTGCCACGTTTCCTCCAGAGGCTCATCTTGGCAGGTTGATCGTTTTGCCTGGCTGTTGTGTCAATTGTCCTGGCAGTTGTGTCGGTTGGCCAGCGCTCCTTGCCTTGCGCTGAAACTTGCTGGCATCCAACACGATCTGCTCGATGACCCCTTGCGTGCTGATAAAGTTGATGTGCATCTCGTTGCGGATCTTCATCCAGCAGCCGGTTTGCATGTCGCCTTGCAGATCCATGACGTACACGCGCTCCATGCCAGCGCAAATAAACGGCTTGTCAGCTGTCAGCACAAACTCGGTGCCGGTCTCATCGCGCCAGACCAGGTAGTCAGACGCACTGGCCGAGCCAGCGACCAGGCACAGCAGCAGAAAGATTTTCTTCATTGCTCCCCCGTTGGTGGTGCTACTACGTTCACATCAATCACACTCGGCTTGTCATTCTCGTCAGGGTTGTCGAGCAAGCCAGATGCCTTGGCCAGTAACCGTAGCACACCAACCTTGTCGTACAGCTCGATGTCCAAGAAGCTGTTGCCGTCCTTGTCAGTCCTAACAGAGACCTTCTTGATCGCCTGCAGCGCGTGCTCTGGGATCTGGTGAGCCGCCTTGACCTTGACGTTGCCCATCTCATCCCAGGTCATGATGTCGGTAATCTTGGTGTTGGCCATGCACAGCAGGGCATAGCTCACCGCTTCCCGGTTCTGGATCAGCGTATTCGAGCGCTCCAGACGCCGCTGGACAGACCGCACCCCGCCCCAGTTGGTCAGCGGCGGGATGACAGAGGATTGCTTCTTGCCGGCCATCAGAACGGGATCTCATCGCCAGCAGGCTGCGGCTGGTAGCCATTAGCCTTGGCCTGCCCATGCGCGTCACCACCGACCATCTCGCCGATCTGCAGCGAGATCCAGGTCTCACCAGCCTGCGTCTTCTTCGTCCACCCAGACACCCAATGCGTCGTGCCATCAGGCAGCATCACCTTGCCCTTCAGATTCGGGTGCTTGTCCGTTGTCTTCTTGTCGTTCTTGAACAGCGAACCGCTGCCAGGTCTCATCTCATATGCCATCTTCACTTCCTCCAAGTTATCGGGTGGGGTACTCGCTGCACCATCGAACTTCTGCCGCGTGGGGGCATATGCCGAACGACAGCATCCGCTTTCCCCCGTAATCAAAACTGCAACTAACCTACAAACCCCCTGCCAGCAAAAAGGGGGGAAAAATTGAGACAAGCCCCCGCCAGCGCTTCGTGTGGGGGAGGGGGGAAAGGGTGCCTTTCTGACAACAGACATGCCTGCGCCCGCCTGCCGGATCGACCTGCAGCCAGTGCAACCTGGTGCCGGCTCGAGCAGGACACGTCAGCGCACCCCCTGCCTGCGTACACGTCCAACACGCAGACGAACGTATGGGTTTTGTACGCCATCGGATTACAGGCGATATGAGCCGTTTTCTTACCGCACCCATGTCTGCCTATTACCCGACCCATGATCGCGCCTTGTAGGTACCTTCTCGTCGTTCCTAGCGGCATCAGCGGATCAGACGCTCACCGTGAGTGATCAGGATCGCTTCGACCAGGTGACCGTCGGTCGGCATCGACACACCCTCAGCCTGACAGCGCTGTTGCAGATCTTGCAAGGTGGCTTCGATCTCGTCGTCGTTCATCGAGTTGTGCAGAAGTTCTAAATAACTCTCTTTAACTTCTTTTAAATAAACATCTCTTAATAACCTCTTATTAGTACGTTCTTTGGGGTTCAGTACAACCTCCAGGTTGTGATTAGGTTGTAATTGGACAGCCTCCTCATTTACAACCTCTGGGTTGTGATTGTGCTTGTCCTTTCTTGCTTTCTTGGCAGCAATTTCTTGCTTCATCTTGGCCACAGTGACGGTATCTCCTTTGGGCATTTTGTACTCCTTTGCTGGTGGTTGAACTGGCTTGTACGAGCCTTTGATCATGTCCTGAATGCGTTTCAGGCCTGCTGGATCGATGCTGTTGTCCTGCTCCATCTGTTGCTCCTTTCTCATCTCTGGTGGCCTGGTGTCTTCGATTGAACTGGTGACTGCGATCGCTGTGGCCACGTCCACGCTCGGGTCGAAGATCACCCGGATGGTGTCTGTGCGCTCGCCCTTGAACCCTTTGCGAACGGTCTCGAGGTAGCCGAGAGCTCGCAGCTGCTTGAACTGCTTGGCAACAGCCTGCTGACTGATCCCAAGGTCTTTGGCTAACCTGGTCTGACTCACCCAGGTGATGCCAGCTCGGTTGCTGAACGCACAGATGGCAGCCAATACCTGCAGCCCGCCGTGCGTGAGCTTCTGGTCGAACACTGCACGGATTGGCAGCACTGAGACCTTGCGCTGATCCGGTGCTGGTTCTTTCTCCTTGACCCTGGGTTTCTTCGGCAGCTTGAACTCCACGATGTTGTCGGGCAGGGCGCTCACGGCTCATCTCCCGTCAGCAGCGCAATCCAAAGCAGCACGGCAATCACCAGCATCGCCATAGCGGCACCAAAGCACAGCAACGCGGCAAACAGCCAGATCACAGCAATTCCTTGATCCGGCTGATCTCCCAACCGGTCTTGTCGTGCAGCTGCAGGATTCGATTCGGGGTCATGCCAACTTGGCCGTTTCTCAACGTGCTGACAAACTTCTGC